CTCAAATAGGAAAGTTCGATCTGAGATAAGATCTCTTCATGCTTTTGCAAATCAATAGCTTCCAATTAATTTATGTACCTTTTTAGGTTCAAAAAGAAATTGAAGAAGTTTTTGTTGCAAATGAATGGGAAATCTATCAGTGGCACTTGATAAGTCAAGAGAGTGGTATTTGTCTGGACCAAATCATTTGTGTTTTGGATCTTGAGTAAAAGTCCTATCACAAGGCAATTTTCTTAATAAATTAAGAAGTTGGCTATGGATAGGCTTTAATACAAATTGTGACATATAATCAGAAATGGCTATAAGTCTCATTTTGTACTCAGGATCCTTAACAATGCTAATCTTACCCGTTATTCTCTCATAATTCACTTCTTTATGATCAATATCATAAAGAGCTGAACCACGAGGAATACGGAAAGGATTATGCATAACAAATGAATATAAACGTCCAACATACTTCACAAAGAAAGATTCATCATTAATTAAAAGTTGCATACTTCTCAATTGATTATGAGTCAAATATTTAATTGATTCATACAATGATAGTATACTAGGTCCGTGAGGACCAGCTTTTAATGTAATGAAGAAGTCTTTTGTTGTATATGTATGTTGTGTAAGTTTAAGTTTATTCTTTTTACATCAATCTTCAATAAACCAACCTGGAATAGTATAAAAATACTTTTTCGGAGAAGGTTCAGTGATGGAAGATGTATCAACAATAACTTTATCATTCTTCTTAAGCCCTATAGTTCTAGAAATATTCATTAAAGTCAATACAAATTTGATTTTATTGGTATTTTGCGAATCTATATAAGGTTTAAGAAAGATGAACTTAACGGGAAATCCCCTTTTTGTTGCTATAAAATGATGATTTACATAAATACGTTTACCGCAAATGTATCTTGTTATTAACAATCTACTTTGCTTTAAATAATTTATAGTAAATTTAGTACCATTTTTCTTTAATAGGGAAAATGTGATACTAAACATCATTTTAACAACTAAAACATCTTGATGAGTAAGGTTAAACAATAATTTGGTTAATCTTACCAGGATAATGTATAATTTATTATGAATCATATATTATCTACAAGGGCTAACACAGTACTGTACATTGAATATTTTATTAGTT